CCCGTGACGATGGCGATAAGGAGGAATCCAACAGCATCACCGGGCAGCGTGAGCTGCTCCGTGATTACATATCGCAGAGACCCGAACTTCGGGAGTTTGCGGTAAGAGTTGACGACGGTTTTTCGGGTTCGACCTTTGAAAGACCGAGTTTTCAGAAAATGATTGAGGACGTGAAAGCCGGACGAACGGACTGTATCATTGTAAAAGACCTCTCTCGTTTTGGACGTAATTATCTGGACGCCGGTGAATATATCGAAAAGATATTCCCGTTCCTCGGTGTTCGCTTCATTGCCGTCAACGACAATTACGATAGCCTCGGAGACAAGAAAGCCTCCGACGACCTTATCATTCCGTTCAAGAACCTCATCAACGAAGCCTATTGCCGAGACATTTCGGTAAAGATTCGTTCTCAGCTTGAAATCAAGCGTAAGAACGGACAGTTCCTTGGCTCGTTCGCCGCTTTCGGCTATCTGAAAGACGAGCAGAATAAGAACAAGTTGGTGGTTGACCAGTACGCCGCCGATATTGTCCGTGACATTTTCAAATGGAAATTGGAGGGTGTCAGCCCACAGGATATTGCCGATGCCCTTAACAAGCTCGGTGTCTTATCTCCTATGGAATACAAACGCTCCCTTGGAATGAAGTTCACAACTTCATTTAAGACCAATGCAAAAGCCGTATGGTCGGCGGGTACGGTCATCCGTGTTCTGAAGAACCCCATCTATACCGGCGTTCTTGTGCAGGGCAAGGAGACCACGCCCAGCTATAAGGTACACAAGCGTGTTACCAAGGATGAAAGTGAGTGGACCGTCATAGAGGACAGCCACGAAGCGATTATATCAAAGATTGATTTTGACAGCGTTCAAAAGGTGCTCAAATGCGATACTCGCCGCAGTCCCGGTGGTAAAGCGGTGGGGCTGTTCAGCGGAATGATTTTCTGTGGCGATTGCGGAGCCAGTATGGTTCGCAAGACCGTTCCTGCAGGCGAAAAGAAATATGTCTATTACGTCTGCTCCGCCCACAAGCAGGACAAAAGCTGTTCTCCCCATCGCATCAGAGATAACGCCTTGGAGGAAATCGTGCTCGATAGTTTGAAGCAGCATATCAGCGAAGTCGTGGATATGAGCGAATTGCTCACGATTACCGACACAGCACCTCTGAGAACTGCACAGGCTCAAAAGGTGCAGAGACAACTCGACAAGAAACACGAGGAATATGAGAAGCTCCAAAAGCTGCTGATGTCTCTGTATGAAAATCTTGCAGACGGCATCATCGACCGTGAGGAATATACACGGCTGAAAGCGAGCTTTACGGCTCGTGCCGACGAAGCTGAAAAGCAGATGGACGCTCTCAGAGAACAGCTTGAAGATATACACAACCACGGAACGGAAAACGCCTGGATGAATGAGTTCATCAAAAGGCAGGGACTTACAGCTCTTGACCGTGCCGTTGTGGTCGCACTGATAGATAAAATACTGATTCATTCAAACGATGTGGTGGAAATCATCTATCGTTGGCAGGATGAATTTGCTTGGCAGCTTGACATTCTTCGGAGTGCAAGATTGCGGGAGGTAGTATAAATGGCAAGGACAAAACGAAAGACAAATCCTCTTGTGCAAGAAGTGGAATCCTCTGCTCCTGCGAGGAAAGCATATAAGACAGCCGCTTACGTTCGCCTATCCGTAGAGGACAGCGGCAAGCCCGGTGCAGATACCATTGAGGTACAGAAAGCTCTGCTGACTTCCTTTATTGAAAACAAATCCGATATGGAGCTTGTTTCTGTGTTCTGTGACAACGGACGAACCGGCACAGATTTTGACCGTCCTCAGTTTGAAAAGATGATGGCGGAAGTACGCAAAGGTCGTGTGAACTGCATTGTAGTCAAAGACCTTTCCCGTTTCGGTCGTAACTACAAGGAGACTGGAAACTATCTGGAGCGAATCTTCCCATTCCTCGGCGTTCGCTTCATTGCAGTCAACGATAACTTCGATACGCTGACCGCAGAGAGAACCCAGGATGGATATATTGTTCCGCTGAAAAATCTCATCAACGAGGTTTACAGCAAGGACATCTCCAAGAAAATAGATGCTGCCTTAACTGTAAAGCAACAGCGTGGCGAGTTTATCGGAGCATGGGCACCGTATGGGTACAGCAAAGACCCTAATGATAAACACCACCTTGTTATCAATAAGGAAACGGCTCCCACCGTTCACAAGATTTTCGAGTGGCGTTCCAAGGGTATCAGCGTGGTGCAGATTGGTCGCAGGCTCAACGATGCCGGTATCCTTTCTCCCTCCGCTTATCTCTATGAAACAGGTGAAGTCAAGACGGAGAAATACAAGGGTGTGCTGTGGCATACGCAGATTATCAAAAGCATTTTGGCACATCCCGTTTACATAGGTCATATGGTTCAAGGCAGAAAAAAGCAATCCTTTTATGAAGGAAAGCGACAGACCTATGTGGACGAAGCCAACTGGATTGTCGTCCGTCATACCCACGAACCGATTATTGATGAGGAAATCTTTGAAAAGGTACAGCAAATCGCCAATCAGAGAAAGAGCGAGTATCACGAACGCCTCGGCAAGTTTGCTCATTTGAAACACAGCGAAAACATTCTGCAAGGGCTTGTGTGGTGTCCGAATTGCCAAAGACCGTTGGTACGATATAAGAACGTGAGCCACGGCAAAAAGCTGTGGTACACCTATATCTGTCCCGGTCACGCAGACGATCCCAATCGTTGTTCCTTTGTGAGTATCCGAGAGGATGAGCTGAACGAAGTCCTGTTCACGGCAATTCAGTCTCAAATACAGATTGCCGCTGATTTGCAGGAGGTTATCAAGCGTTTGAACGCAGAACCGGAATATCGCCGTCAGCGTTCCGATGCCACAGCAAAGTTAGAAACGGCAAGGCGCACTCTGAAGCGCAGTCAATCTCTGTATGACAGCCTGTATCAGAACTATGTGGAACAGCTTATGACCGAGCAGGAATATGTTACGCTCAAAGCAAGGTACAAGGCAGAAGCAGAGAAGGCCGAACAGCTTATCACCGCTTTAGAGCAGGAACAGAAAGAAAGCAAGGTTTATACCGCAGAGAACCGTTTTCTCACAGAGTTCCGTTCTTTTATGGGAACGGACACGCTTACAAAAGAAATGGCAACCGCACTTGTGGAACGCATCTATGTGGATGCAGACAAAAACATTGATATTCGCCTGCGTTATCGGGATGAATATATGGCACTACTGAAATTTATCGAAGGGAGGGCTGCTGTGTGAGAGTAGCAATGTATCTTCGCTTGTCCAGCGAGGACGGCGACTTAAAGGATACCGGCAAAGCCGAATCCGAAAGTATATCCAATCAGCGAGGTTTGCTGCAAAATTTCATTAGCAGCCGACCGGAGTTCAGTGGTTGGGAAATCTCCGAGTTTTGTGACGACGGTTGGAGTGGCAAAAACTTTGAAAGACCGGATTTTCTCCGAATGATGGAGCAGGTCAAGCAGGGACAGATAAATTGCATCGTAGTCAAAGACCTTTCCCGTTTCGGGCGTGATTATCTCGTGGTCGGTAACTACATCAGCCGTGTGTTTCCGTTCCTGGACGTTCGCTTCATCGCTGTCAACGACGGCTTTGACAGCTCCAGACCGCAGGACATCGACAGCCTTGATACCTCGTTCAAAACGCTGATTTATGACCTCTACAGCCGTGAGCTTTCCGGCAAGGTCAAAAACGCCAAGCGTATGAGAGCCGAGAAAGGCTTGTTCCTCAGTCCCTTTGCTCCTTATGGCTATGTGAAAGACCCCGACGATAAAAACCGCCTAATCATTGATGAGGAAGCGGCAGACATTGTTCGGAGAATATTCGCATTGACCGCAGAGGGAGTAAAGCCCGTTGAGATAGCGGCTATGCTTAATCGTGAGGATATTCCCACGCCGATGCTTTACAAACGGGCTGCGGGATGTTCCCGTGACCGTTGGCCAAGTATCCACGAGGAAAACTTCTGGACGCAAGGCAACATATTCAAAATCCTCCGTGATGAACGCTATATCGGCAAATGTGTCTATGGCAAGCGTGAGCGTGATATGGTCGGCAACTTGCATACGGTAAAGAAAAGCAAATCCGATTGGATTGTGGTTGACGAGACCCACGAGAACATCGTCTCAAAGGAACTGTTTCGGACAGTAGCAAACCGTATGAAGGAGTACAAGGAATTTATTCCGAGCACATCCGAAAGAAATCCGCTTCGCCGCAAAGTGATATGCGGAACCTGCGGTTTTGCAATGTCGCTTTCCAACACCAAAAACGCAAAATACCATTGTCGCACATCAAATCTGGAAACGGGTTTTGATTGCACCACCGAGGGTATTCTGCAAGCGGATATTCACGAAATGGTTGTGACCTTAATCCGCACCTATGCAGCCTATGCGGTCAGCTTGGAGCATCTTCTGTTATTACAGAAGAAACGCATACAGGCAGAAAAAAAGCAAGCCCGTCGTGAGCTTGCCGTACTACAAAGCCGAAGAAATCAGCTTGAAAAATCTCTCCAGGATTTATATGAAAAGCTGATTGACGGAACTATCGATAAAGAGACCTACTTATCCAACAAGGCAAGCAACCTGGCACAGATGCAAGAGCTTACCGAAAAGATGGAGCGTCTGGAAAAGTCCTCGCAGACCACCACCGAGCAAGGCGGAGCCTTTATTGAAAAATACAAGGAATACACCGAGCTTGAAACCCTTACCGCTGAAATTGCAAACGATGTGGTAAAGCGAGTGACAGTTTACAAGGACGGCGGCATTGAAATCGAGCTTGCCCTGCGTGATGAACTGGAAGCGCTGCTGAGCTGCCTTGAAACGGTGGATGCAGCATCTTGACCCTCTGAATTGTAAACAAATCTCAAAATTCTTTAGTCCTTACTTGACAGCGGCTGAGGATGGCGATAGCGGTCACAAAGAGACACTGGAGCAAAAGCTTCTGAGTAACGAGATAAAAGTATTGGTGGCGACTGTGGCTCTTGGAATGGGTTTCGACAAACCGGATTTGGGTTTCGTCATCCACTTCCAACGGCCGGCATCCGTCGTTCATTACTACCAACAGGTAGGCCGCGCCGGTAGAGCGGTGAACGAAGCCTATGGCGTCCTTCTGTGCGGAGAAGAGGATGAAACGATCACGAATTATTTTATTGATACTGCTTTTCCCCCTCAACAACACGTTTCTCAAGTTATTCAGGCTCTAAACGAATCTGACAGCGGGTTATCCACAACAGAATTACAGCGAGTGATCAACCTTACCTACCCCAAGATAGAAAAAACTTTAAGGTACCTTTCTGTGGAATCTCCTTCGCCGGTAACGAAGGTCGGCGAGAAATGGCACACCACAGCCATTGCATCTACGTACCGAGTCGACCGGAATACTGTAGAAATGATCACCAACATAAGACACGGAGAACAGAGGCAGATGCGCGACTATATGAACCACTCCGGTTGTTTAATGGCATTTCTGCAGAAGGCTCTAGACGACCCCCTTCCTCAGAACTGCGGAAAATGCAAAAATTGCAATCCCGGGCTATCACTCGACGAATCCTACGGCTTAGAGCTCGCGGAAAGAGCGAAACACTTCCTGCGCCAGGACTATCAACCTCTTCCACCACGAAAAAAGTGGCCGTTAAAGGATATGTTCCGCTCTTATTCGTTTTCCGGTACCTTTATTCCTTCTGAATTACAAGCGTGTGAGGGCCGCGCCTTAAGTATCTGGCGGGATGAGGGGTGGGGTCTACTTGTCGCTCGCGGTAAATATCAGTTTAAGGGGTTTTCTGATGATCTTGTGGCTGCATGCCTGACCTTGGTAAAAAGGTGGTCTCCGCAGCCGGCACCGAGATGGGTAACTTGCATCCCTTCGCTTCAACGTCCTGAATTAGTACGAAGTTTCGCGGAGAGGTTGGCGAACGCCCTCAGATTACCCTTTGTAGCGTGTATCGAGAAAGTGCGCGACAGCAAACCCCAAAAGGAAATGGCAAACAGTTACCAGCAGGCGAAAAACCTGGACGGAGTCTTCCGCGTCGGTGAGGGGTGTTTACCAGAAGCGTGTTTGTTAGTCGATGATGTAACTCATTCTGGATGGACGTTCACCTTGACCTCCGCCCTTTTGCGGGAAGCAGGTTGTTCCGCCGTCTATCCTTTGGCGCTAGCCTTGAACCCGTTTGGGGTTGATTGAGTTGAAAGAGGTAATGACAGAGGATACGAAAGTGATCTTGATGCTTTGCGGCGTGTTCGGGAGAGAAACCCCGGAAAAACCGCTTTCTGTCTCAGAGTATACCCGGTTAGTCCGCTGGTTAATCGGGCGGAAAATGCGCCCAAGCGATCTCTTGAAAAGCGAAGTCCTAAAGGACGCCTCTTCGGAAACCCGTCTGCCCAAGCAAAGAATGGAAGGACTTCTTGCTAGAGGAGCGCAACTCGGTTTCGCCGTGGAAGATTGGCAGAGCAAAAACATCTGGGTAATGAGTCGGAGTGATCACGAATATCCAACGCGATTTAAAAAGAAATTGGGTGACCAAGCGCCTCCATTGCTATTTGGGTCTGGGGAGCGTACCTTACTTCAAGGCGGGGGGCTGGCTATTGTCGGGTCAAGAAACGCGGATGAAAATGGGGAAGCCTTCGCGCGCGAAGTGGCCCGGATGTGCTCCTATAATCGAATGCCAGTGGTTTCCGGAGGCGCTCGCGGTATCGACCGGGTATCTATGTCTGCTGCACTTGAGGCGGGCGGTGTAACAATCGGAGTTCTATGCGATAACCTCTTCAAGCTCAGTTTGGAAAAACAAGCCCGAATTGCCATCGGTGAAGGCAGTTTACTGTTAATTTCCCCTTATAACCCCGAAACCGGTTTCAACGTGGGAATGGCGATGGGAAGGAATAAACTAATCTATGCGATGGCCGATTTTGCATTGGTTGTCAGTTCCGATTATGAGAAAGGAGGTACTTGGGCTGGCGCAGTGGAGGAATTGAAGCGAGAGAGGCGGATACCGGTTTTTGTGAGAGTCAGCAATAATCCGCCGGAAGGCAACGCCCGGCTGGTGGATTAGGCGCGGATCCCGTGGCCGATAGAAATCGATCGGAGTGATTTTAAACAGCACTTGTCCGCGGCGGCGAGCCTACGAGAAGAGGAAAGCTCCCTCATTGAGCGGATTCCAGAAACGCAACCCCAGGCAAAGAAATCGAAAAAGCCAACCACGTTACCGCTCCCGCTCATTCCGACGGATCAAAGAACCGAGACGGAGAAAGAAGGGAGAGCAAATTGCGAACCCTCTTCTGATGAAAGCTTCGCCGGGGCCTCCATCCCTGTTGCGCAAGAAACTCCGCTTCAAGAAACCCCGCTTACGATATATCAAGCCGTTTTACCGGTCATTTTAAGTAGTTTGGAATTCCCTGTATCCCTCGACGATCTTGCCAGAAAGTTAGAAGTGTCCAAAACGCAGTTGAGCAAATGGCTAAAAAAAGCAGTAGACGAAGGGAAAATCCTAAAGTTAGGGCGACCGCTGAAGTATCGTAGAAAAGAATGATGTACACAACAAAGGATCCTATTCTTTCAACTCATTTTCGGTGGCTGACCGCACCATCTCTTCCCGACTTTCGACCGGTTTTGGAGAAAAAGGGAAAAAATAAGAAAAAACAACGCTGAAACCCGCATGAAATCGTTGAAAATTTTGGATTTTTAGAAAGTAGTGGCCTAATAGTGTAACAGTTTCGAGTATA